TTTGTTCGCCAGATCGCTCTCCCCATTATTATTATCACCGCCCACATACCATGCGGGGTTAGAACCATAAGCATTTTTCCCAACATTATAAGGTATGTCTGCAATAACTAATTGAGCCTTTGGAATATTATGGCTTTTATAGTTTTGATAATGGTCATTAATAATCATTATAAATCTTTTACAATCTCATTAATTGCTTTTGATAATGCTTGCATCCCCCGCATCATTTCTTTTTTATCTCNNTATTCTAATTCAGTNTAATACCATAAACCAATAATCTTATTTTCAAGGGCGGGTATTACCCCGCCCCTGGTTGAAGTTTGAGCGGGTTTTGGCATTGACCGATCGCTGTCGTTGCTCGCCTGTCCGCAATCTGGCATTACAAATTCAAACTTCATATTTTATTTTCCTCGTTTAAATGGTTTTGCTCCCGGCTCTAATCATGAATTAGTGTAACCTATATAGTTATACCGGGAATTTGCGGTAAATTAGAATCTTAATATTTCTTTTATCCAGTGTGGATGCCTTGACTCGAATTTAATTGCAGCGGCTTTTTCATCCGAAGCATATCCCGACACTGCAAACGATTTTATTTCGCCTGAAATTGGGTGCGTGAACATCCACTCGACACCATGTATTTTATTGAAAGTTTTCATTGTCTTATTCCTTTTTAGTTATTTAAGCTACAAGACGTTACAACTGCTTTTCATTACTGTCAAGTCTTTTTTTTATTTTTTTATCCAACTGTACAATCCAGGCGCAAAATGGATTTATGGATTGCAATCCCACTCTCTTCTAAAATCCCTCACAAGCTCACATCTCCGATATTTAGTACTAATACATGGATATTCACACATTTCCCCGTAAAACACCGTTTTTGGACGTTCTATGGCTATCCTGGTGCCAGGCTATATGTCATCCTGTCTTATGTATTGTTTTAACACAGTATATTATTTCAATACAGCTGTGTATTATTTCAATANAGTTATATCAATTTGATATATTATGTCATATNTGACATGTTGTGTACCGATTTAAGACAGTGGATCGATTCGAGACGGTTCTTTTCGGTACCGGGGAGGGGGGATGAGGNNGNGGTGTGGTGGTGGCACACGTGTAACTCATTTTTNAAAAATAAAGAATGTCTTATAAGTGTAGATATATAAGGAGTTAACCTANTGTGGGTGGGTTAACAAGATAAGGTTATCACCTTAAATAGTTGTTGAGAATATAAGGTTATTTCCTTATTTATGTNTATTGTATTGGTATAGTGTATTAATTGCCTATGAAGTCGGAATCAGGCATTTTTTAATCGCTTTCAGCGATGAGACATAAATCCCTTGCATCAAAATGTAATTATCCATATATTATCCAAAATTTATAGGAAAAATATATGTCTAACAATTTACCGGCGCAATGGGATATGCCCAAAGTACGAGCAATCGAATTATTGGTAGCAAAGCCAAATATTACCCAAACAGAGCTGTCTGATGAGATCGGAGTGGCAAGGGTAACGATCAATAGGTGGTTTAAAGACNCTCAATTTGTAGAGATATTCTACGAGAAATACATGGTTTCCTTTGGTTCTAAACTGCCTAACGTCTTAAATGCGATGGTGAAAGANGCGGAAGCTGGAAACGTCGCAGCTGGTAGATTGGTGCTTGAACATTCAGGTAAATTGATTAAAAGGGTGGAAGTTGCCAACAATCAAANTCCATTTGAAAAATTTTTAAAAGAAGATCAAAANAATATCCAAGAAATAGATGCCGAAGACGCTGAANTTGACGACGTATCTGACAATGTGGTTGTGATGCCTCAAAGACCAGTAGTGCCTGAAAAACCTAAAACCGTAGCCCAACAGAAGAAAGAGTTGACTGCAAAACAAATCCATCTCGCAAAACGACGAGAAGCTCGTAAATGGCGATTACGGGCGGAAAAGGTTGGGGTGCCTCCAATGACAAGAGGTAGAAAGACTCAATTACACAAGATCAGGTGGCATGAAGAAATTGTTAAACGTGAAAATGAGCAAAACAGCTAAAAAACCAGTACCCAAATTTCAAGGTGGGGTAGCGGTATATTTTCAGTGCCTTTCAGAGGAGAAGCAATGAAAAACCACTACCCAAATTTGAATAACCTTTTATTTATATACGTTTATATACGTTTATATACGTTTATATATACTTATATAAGTATATACGTTTAAAAAGTATATAGTAATATATATAAGTATATACCGACAAAATAAATTTTGACGGCAATTATAAATATTAATTAATATCTATAATATGACTAATGGACTCTGATTTTTCTAACTTAGGTATTTCGATTCGCAAAACCCCATTTAGAAACGACGCCGAGATTTTCGAGGAATCAAGATTGTCGCCAAGATTGAACGACCTGCGGAAAGAGGAATGTTTGAGTTCCCTACGCAGATAAGTAGCGTTATCTTCTTCGAGACTGTGTTTATCGCCACTAATCGTTAGGACATCATCATTCACTTCAACTTTAAGGCTCTCTTTATCCATAGAGGGGATTTCAGCAATTAGGACAATATCTTCGTCATAGTCCACAATATCTACTTTTGGGAAAGACCCTTTTTCTAAAGAAATGCCAAACTGTTTGGAAAAATCCGGGAAATGGATTTTAATCATATCGTCGTACATTCTATCGAAGGGGGTTAGAAATTCATCTCTGTTGAGATGTAGTAATAGTTTAGATGTGTTCATATTAACTCCGTGTTAAGTTCTGTCGTCCTCTCGTGAGCAACGACCAATCAGGAGAATATACAAAAATACGGAGATTAATGCAAGGGGTTTTGCTCGGCTTCTTCCTCTAAAGGTCTACTTAATTCAGACTCTCGAGTATCAAAGCCACCACAATTCGGGCAAACCTCTGATTCCTCCTTATCGTAGACGGAAACAGATTCCCATTCATGGTCGCATTGATTGCAGAACCAATATGTTATCTTAAAATCTATCATATCCCAATATAAGAACATTAGGTTTTTAATACAAGTGGGGATTTTCTCTTCAAAGATTTGACTATTTTATCTCTGAATTTAGCAGAAAGCGATTCCATTTTGGGGATGGCAATAAAGGGTCTTGCATCTACAGGATGTCCATGATTTAGAAACCCCTCTTGGTGTAATTTGCCATATCCCTTCATTTCAATTCCACTCTTAACCCGTTTTAAACTATCGTGCAATGCCCCTGTGGCGTAAAGGGGTCGATCACCTGAAATTCCAGCACGCTTTCGCCTTTCTAATGTAGCTTTCTTTAGTTTGGGAACAATTTTGCCAGCACTTATATCCTCTTTGGATTTTGAAATAGATGCGTCCGCAAAAGAAGAACCAAGAAAATCCTCTATTATCCCCGGTAGGTTATTCGCTAATTGGTTAAAATCTATATTAACCCTGATTTCCAAGTCCACCACTAAACTCCGAGTTGGTTGATTCGTTTTCTTTGATGATTGACTGTGCTTGCTCAACGGTGAGGTCTTTATTGTCCCTAACCATTATTTTAGCCCTTGTGGTAATATGATTTTCAAGATTAAAAGTATCCATCATGATTTGATCTTGTACCGTCATCGGATATTCCACTTCTTCAAAGTCGATTCCAAGAGTATCGCCAAGATTATGACCGTTGTATTGTGCGATAACGCTCTCAACCTTAAAGAAGTCTTGTTCGTACATTTTCCACAAGTCAAGATCGTCAAAGTAATCTTCTTTTCTTTCTAAATCTTTAATCATTAAAGAAATACCGCTGGGAACTTCTCCGCCTGATTCAGCCCACTGTACCCATAGGTGATTATTTAATGCAATGAGTTCAATTTGGAATTTGATTTCTTCAATAGCCCCGGCGACATCACCTTGCGGGCTTGTAATATTATAAGCACCATCAACGCCCATGTCTAAAATTTCATTTGAACCTGCTCTCGCTATATTAGAATCGGTAAATTGTCCTCCAGTCATCCACGGTTGTCCAAACATATTGAATCTCATACCAAGATTTAATTCTGTTAATCCAATATTGACTTGTTCGTTGCAATTAATTATATCTCCAGCACCCTCAACTAAAAACGAGTCTAATTGATCCTCTCTATGTGTNAAAACAAAAGGCAAAATACCATAGGGNTTGGATTGTTCACTTACAATCTTTCCATCTTCGTCTAAAATCGCCACAATTTCACTGTNCCAATATTCCCATTGCAATCCTATGGTGTCGGATACANCTGCCACTTTATTTAACAGTGGATATGTAATGGCTTCCGGCGTAAAAGGGTCTGTACCGAAAAAAGATTCAAAATAATAGATAGGTCGATAATCAAATTTATCGTCCTTCCACATCACCCTGTTGGCAATAGTGCCAATGAGGCGTGTCATTCTCTCCGTATGCTTCATCCTAACACCCTTGGTGGGTGTTAATTTTTTATAGAGATCATTATTCGCCACATTGCGTTTTGCCCCGAGTGTGTAAATTCGACTAATTTTATTAATAAATTTTCGGGTAAAGTTAGTTACAGTGGGCGGTATTTCGGTGAACGCATCCCCAGAAAAATATTTTTTAATATAGCTTTCTGTGGAAGTGCCTGAATAGTAATCAAGATACTTTCTTACCTCACGTCGCCTTGCGTGTGCGTTCATTAATTTTGCTTCTGCTAATTTGTC